AGTACGGCTTTCCATAACGCTTCCTGTTTCATAAGCGTCATCACCCGCGCAATCAAAACTCAAGAAATTGGTTCCGCCAGTAGTGTCTACTGACTGAGCGTGGATACACACAACACCGACTGTCGCCGCTGGAAGAGTAGTAACTTGTTGTGCTGCGCCTGTGAACGGATTGATGTTAATTCCAGCAACATATGAAATGGTCGCGCCTGTGGCTTTAGCCGTTACGGTAAGACCTTTTAAGGTAGGCATTCCGCCAGAGAACACAGAACCAGCTACCGTAAGGTTGCCGCCGATAGAAGCGTCATTATTATATGTGGAATTTGTGGTGATAGCGCCAGTTGTGGCATTGGTTGTGATGTCTTCAAAACCGTTTTGCGAACGCACTGGTCCGCTAAAAGTAGAATTACCCATGAGAATCTCCTGTCTGGGTTAAGTCAGCCGCACATTACGACTGTCAGGGATAAACGTATTATACATGCTATAAAACAAAAAGAAAGGGGCAACCGAAGCTGCCCCTTGCTGTAGATTTAGAGTGCAGTTTATGCTGCGCCGGGAGTTCCAAATACAGAACGCCAGTCACTTACGCCAAAGGAATAACGCTCACGAGCCTTGAACCGCATGTTACCTGTATCAAAGTCGCCTTCCATGGCGGTCTTGATTGGTGAACGGTTGAAGAGCTTGAAGCCGTTAGGGGCGTCAGTTTTAATGAAGTAAGCGTCACTGTCCGTTAGGAAGTGATTTACAGCCGCACCATCAGGCAACATGCCCATGTTCTTCATTGCGTTTGCATCGTTGTCCGCTGTTCCGGGGCGTAGATTAGAGTTCATAACCCGTTCTGCAATAAATTGCAGTTCTTTCGGAATAACTAGCTTCATGCCGCGAACCGCAATCTTTAGACCACGCTCGTCAGTCAAACCGGCAATATCAATCAACATCTGCTCAAGAGAAGTTTCGTTGAGGTCGGCTGCCGTAGCCAATAGGTTCGTCTGGTTGCCAGACAACGAAGGGTGTGCCGCGGAGCAAAGTGCTGCGCCGTCACCGATAGCATTAACACCTGTCGAGAACGCGTTGTTCAAGATAGCTGCCGCTTTGATCTGCTTTGTCTGCGCCATTGAGCGAGCCAGAGCTTTGGTGTAACGAGACGCCAAACGATCATAGAGGTTATCTTCAATAGCTTCCTCTGTAATAGAGAATGCTAGTGCGATAGTTTCGTGAGTATAACGCGCTGTGTAAGTCTCTTGTGCGTCGTCAAAAGTGATGGCAGCGCCTTCACTCTTAGTCGGTGCAGTTGAGAAACCTCCGAGCATAACTTCCTCCTCAAAAGCTCGGTCAGAGCTTTCTTCGTCGAAAATATCAGCATGCTCGTTTTCATAACGGTCATATTCCAAGCCAAACAGTGCGTTAAGGCCCGGTTCTAGCTCTTTTGCTAGTTGTGCGCGAGAAATAGCCATTTTATATTACCCTTCCTTATACGCCAGTTGTAGAAACAGTGCCCGCTGCAATGGAACCTGTAGGCGCATTGAAGTGGTTGTTTATACGAACAATTAATGGGATACCCGCAGCCGTGAAGTCGGAATTAGCAGCATCGTCTTGAATGCCCATAATCCTCAGTGCCAAAGTGTTGGTAGTTGCGATAGTGTTCAAATCTGCGGTTGCAGATGAGAGACCAGTCGCGGTGGAACCAGAGTTACCTGTTGCAAACGCAATGTTTGCAAACACAGCCGCACGAATTTCCGCTTCAGTGTTTGCCGCAGCAACTACGTTAGAAGTAGCTATCTGAAACAACTGGTTTGGATCGTCGTACAAAAACGCTTTGACAGGATAATCGCTGTCTGCGCCAGACCCCGGCCAATAGTTAGACCAGACAGGTTTCCCTGTCGTAGATGAAACGTATTCACATCCGCCAAACACACCCGCAATAGAAACGTTGCCACCAGCCGCAGCTTGTAGATCGTCAATAACTCCCCCAGCCAACGGAATAACCGCCATGCCGTGGAAAATTGGGTTAGTGTTGTCAGATGCAATACGATACTCGGTCATACCTCCAGACGAGACAGTGCTGCCCTGCCTAGAAATTGGTCGAAGGCCATAAGATGAATCTGTATTAGCCATTTATCTTTCTCCTTAGTGGGAAGGCAGCCGCAGTAGTTTATTTCTTGGGGCCACCAAAAGTTACACGAGATTGACGGTCAGGGTTACTGATCGTCATTGTTGAATGCGCGTTCTCCCGCATCATATCCGAGTCCACTGCCTGCATCTGGTCTGTATTGCGTTGTGCAAAATAGGCCGTCCTTTCAGCAACAGTCTCGTCTGGAATGCGAGCGAGCATTAATCCACCCACCGCGAACACACCTTCATATTTACCTGTTTCGACTACCGGGCTTTCAAAGTCGGGGTATTCATCCTGACGGACAAGTTCCCAACCTTCGCGCATTTTAGCGCTGATGTTTTTACGATCATCAAACCCGCGCGTTTCGGCGCGTATCCAACGATGCTTAAAACCATCCGGTGCAGGCGGTGCGTCCAACATGGACGGGGGAGCCCAAGGCTTACGAGAAACCTTTTTCTCCCGGGTTTCATTAGCGCGAGAGGTGCGGTTGATAGTAGAGCCACCATTTTGTGTGTTTTGATTTGTCATTCTATTATACCTTCACATATTTCGCGTATTCTTCTAACGGCACACCCAGTTTTTTCGCAATTGCGACTTGGCTCGGAGTGAGTCGAACCTTTCTCCCACTATTGCGCCCAGATGGAGTTCTTGAAGCACTAACAACCGTCTGAGCGGGCCGTTTGTTCGAACTGTTTGCACCGCCATTAAACTTATCAGCAATTCGGTGATCTAGTTCATTATAGTAGTCTTCGCTCTGCGGGTCAAACCCTTCGTCCTCAACAAGCTTTTTGTGTATTCCAAAAGCAGCATACGTCATAGCCTCGTCTTGACCAAACCAGCTATTGCGCAAAGCCCAACGCTCTGCTTTCTGGTCCGGTCTGCGGGGTTGTTGCGCAGGCATTGGCTGTTGAGCCTGATGCTGTGCTGCCGCCGCTTGTTGCTGGCGATACCGGTCTTGTTGCGCCTTAGCTTGGTTAGCCCGGTCCTGTTGTATTGCTAGAGAAGTCATGTTTCGTTGGGCTTCAACGGTAGCTTGACTGTCGCCCATCTCAATTGCACGGGCAAGGTTAGCTTCAACCTGAGACATCTGCGTGTTAACGCGATTGGTGTATTCGTTAACATAATTTGTATCAAGATTAGCCATGCGGGTTTTAAGTCCTTGGGACTCATTCTGAACCTGCTTTGCGTAATTAACCGCTTCTTGCTCGCGACGTTCTGCCTCACGCATTTTCTTTGTAAGACGGTCAATACGCTTCTGCGTGTTGGTTTCCGCCTTCTGGAACTGGTCGTCCCCGGAGTCAAAGTCGTCCGAAACTTTCGTTTCTTCTACCTCTACATCCGTTTCTTGTGCATTACCGAGTTCTAACTCGATTTGTGTGTCATCTTCAGCCATTTTTAACTCCTAGAAATGAAGAATATCTTCGGGGGATGCAATTTTTGCTAGAATTTCGTCGTCGTTGAGTATTCTAACTTCACCGCCCTCAATCCTAAAACGAGAACCAGCATACCGGGCAAACATTACCCAACTGCCTTTCTCACACCAAGGACCTTCCGGAAACTTGTCGGTGTCCTTATACGCTAGTTCGCCCACTTTAAGGACGTAGCCAACTTGTGTTGAAACAGCGTTTTCTTCAACAATTTTGTCGGGAAGGTAAATGCCGCTCTCCGTCTTACTCTTACCTCGGTAAGGTAAAATTAAAAGTCGCCACCCAGTGGGTGAAGGCATTCTATCTAGGAGGTTTTCCCCAATTGAATCAGGGTCTAATACTAGCTCGGCCTTTTCTTTATAAGCTTGAGCTATAGTTTCAGTGGCTGCTTTAGCCGCTTCTAAGTCGATCTTTTGCGCTTCAATCATTTGAACGCTCCTGTTTTTCTAGCAGGTCTTTTAGTTCCTGTTCCACATGATTTAGGCACTCCATATTGCCCATAAGCTCACGATATTGCTCCATTGATTTAACGTTTCCGTAGATCATTAAATCCGTAACACCCTGACGCCGTTCTCTTAATATTCGAAAAACAGCTTCAGCAGTATGTATTGCGTCCATTAATACCTCGCATAATATCTAAGAATTTACGACATTATCTTAGCATGGTTTGTATAGGATATGCTAGGACAAAGTATAAAAATATGCGAGCGCTGTTAACCCCCCTAAACCATTAGCTCAAAATGCGGCCCATCTATGAACGGGCGACGACCTTGTGTCCTACGTTCGTCAATGTAGCTGTTCATAGCATCTTCCATAGTGCCACCGTGGAACTGGGCTATATTCGATACTGTCCAAGCCGCCCCCCACCGGATAGGAACATCTACTTCCCTAGCCGCTTCGGCCATAGCATCAGCAATGTCATCATAAAGATTTAATTCCCAAGATGCCCTGCTGCCAATATATGCCATTAAATCAACGGCATAGCCTTGGAGATGCTTAGACTTCATGGTCTGAGAGGCCCCAGACGCAACAAGCGCCTTTTGCTCGTCCATTGTCCTCATGCCACAGATCACACCAAAATCAATCTTAGTCCGGTGAATAGCTGATTTAACAACTGCTACAAGCCGTGGGTCTAGCCCCTCCAGCTTAGTTTCGCTTCGCGTACTTAATTTAAACGTCATTTCTGTATCCTTACGTTTAGGCAGGCAACGGTCATATTGGTGTTTGTTACCAGAATTTTTGCCTGTTCTTTATATTGTTCACACAGCGTTCTACTTTCAAAACTGTTTAATTGATAGTATTGTAAAGGCATTCCCGTCATCAACTGCATCCAAACTAATACCCACACTACTTACCAACCTTTTTGACGCGCTCGTAACTTCTCATTCCAGCCAATCCCAACATACCTGTTAAAATCGGTAGCATGGTGGTCATTTCGGCTTGCGGAATTATAAACCCAAAGCCAGCGCAAATTGGAGAGATAAGAAAGTTCACCATCAAACCCAAGACACAGACGTAACCACAAAGTGGACGCCAAGACGCCTGAAACCAGTTTCCAGCGGCTTCCGTTTTGTTTACTTCTATCTGCGCCAACAGGGCTTCCTGCGCGTGTCTGTCGGCCATCGTGCCTAACTCATGCGCCAGCTTTGCAGCTTGGTCTTTGTCCTGTATGAATTTGCCAGCCAACTCAGTTGCTGGGCCGATTAAGGCGCTAAGTATGCTCATTTTTCCGTTGTCCTATCTTGATAGCTTATAGAAGCCTGTTTATCAGCTTTGGCTGAGTAGGCATTGAAGCCCATAAACGCTGCAACCACACCGGAAGCGGCTATGACATAAACACTAGCAATATCAGTAATAAGGCTGGCGGCTTTGTCAAACCCCAGCACAGAAGCAAGTAATATAATAAAAGGGTAAATTAACATTCCCGCCAAAGCAAAGCCCGTGAAAGACCGTTCTGCATTTCGCTTCAAGTCTTCATCATCAATCCGCCTGCGACGATCCTCCAACTCCAAAAGCGCCCACTCACTTTTCTCTATAGCGCCGTTTTTATTTGTGTCCGCCTTTTCAAACTCAGTCATGCTTGGCTCTCCAATTTTTTGCGAAGCTAATCGCAATATTCTTATCACGGGTTATTATGACTATTTTTCCAAATTTGTCTACAACCACCCATTTTCGTTTGTACTCTAAAAGGGTCACTCACCATTTGCCTTGATTCGCACCAATGAAGTAAACAGCCACAGCTAAGACACCCGCTCCAGCAAACACAGCTAGAAGACCCACAGCCCAGTTAATGCAGTTGTCAACAAACTCTTGTTTCTTATACACAAGCTCTCGTTGTTCTTTTCGCTGTTGAGCTTCAATGCGAACAATTTCGTCCCAAGCAGATGGCCCATAAGTCCAGCTAATATGGGCGCGGAGGTCCTCCCTCATTTCCGCTAATTTCTGTTTTTGAGCCCAAATGTCTAACGCGGTAGCCTGCGTGTCACTAAACATTTTGTACATGGGAGGCTTCTGAGCTTTTTTATCTAAGAAGTCTAAGTCACTGCAAGCCTTGCTCCACTGCGAGATCGTACCAGCCATGCCACTAATTTCACGGCCAACGGACACAGCTTTTTTTATGCCGGAATATGCAGCGCTGGCCGCAGCCATAGCCGTAATAGGATCAATCATGCCACATGCCCCCGTATTACCGAGGGCATCATAGCATACAATTAACTTTTACAAAAGTTAGAAAGCAGTTTAGGTTGGGAACCCAATGTAACTTGTGCCGCGGATCGCTGCACCCGCACCGCGGACAGTCATCTTTGTAGGCTTGCTGGTATTGGCCATAGGAGCAGGAGCCGACTTGCCGTATGGAATGCGGCCTTGGTCCTTAATGTCTGCATAGCCAACCGCTTCAGGTGATTTACCCGGCGCGGAGCCGTTTACTTTTACTTTAGCCATTATTGTGGTCCTTCTTTCGAGTTTAATTTCATACGCTTATTACGGAGGTGTTGACGACCCGCGCCTTGTAAACTTTTGGCCGCGGCCCTGACGCCCCCAGTTCCGAGCTTACCAAAACCATTGCCGCCGTCACTCTTTAAAGTTTCTTTAGCATATTCGTTGGTCGTTTTATAGGATGTTTCCGTCATCATCGTTTTAACCCCGCAATACCGCCATTGCTAAAAGTTGCATAAATAGGATTACCAAATTCATCAACGGGGATGTTTTTGCCCGGATTAAATCCACCAAACACAGGTTCATTTCCGTAGGTTCGTCCGCCCTGACCTCCTGTTGGAAGTTGTGGGAACGGGTTGAAAGGTGCTGGTCCCCCAACCGGAGGAGGGGCAGGGAGAAACGGATTATCGGGCCGTGGTATCGGAACGGGAGGGTTAATGCCAACTGGAGGGTTAGGCTGAAATGGATTGGGCGGAGGCTTTATGCCAACCGGAGGGTCCAAGTTTAAGAACGGATTATCGGGACGAGGTATCGGAACGAGGGGTTTGAGGTCAACCGGAGGAGGGGCAGGGAGAAACGGATTGCCGCCATCTTCTTCGCCCATAGCCATGGTGGTAGCCATGCCGCCGGGGAAACCGTCCATACCCTCTTCTTCGCCAACCATCCTAGTGGTAGCCACGTCACCCCCATCAAGGCCGCCGCCATCAAGGCCGCCGCCATCCTCTTCTCCTACAGCCATAGTGGTAGCCATGCCGCCGGGTGGCGGCATATCAGGGCCCTGAAACTCTACGCCGCCCACGGTGTAACCCGGGACCTGATCGGTAAAAGTAGGGTTTTCAACAGGAGGTGATTTTGCTAAATAATTCCCTGTAGATACTAACTCTTCTGCCGCCGAAATTGCCGCCGCGTTATTAGGCGCATGTGTCTGAACAAAAGCAAGTCTATTTTGTGCATATTGTGGATCGGAATCCATAACCTTCTGGTTGTAGGAAGGTTGATCGGTGTTGAATTGATCGTGCGCGGCTATGAAGGCAGGGTCGCTAACAACTTTTGGGGCCCACTCGGTTAAATGCCAGTTTGCAAAATCTTTCTGAGAGCCCATAGGCGCACCAAGACTTTCCGCCGCTTCAAATAAAGCTTTCTGCGTCTTTCCGTAACTCCCGTCTTGGAATTTAACCAAAACCATGTCGTTACCAAGAGGTTCCTGTTGTAAGCCAGAGAGATCAGTAACTTCAACCTCGCCTCCCTCCGCAAACTTCTGCGGATAAGCGTAGTTTACATTCTTATCAATCATTGTTGTTGCCCCTGTTGTTTTAGAAGCTCACGCTCCATAGCCGCGTCAATACGGGCTTGGGTCTGATTAGCCTGTGCGCCCAAACGTTCCTTAAACTGTTGTCCGCGCATCTGTTGACCCTGTGCGTCAAGCTCCAACTTGGCTTGGTCGATCTGGTTGTCCGCCTGATCCGCAGCCGCCTTCTGTTGCATCTCCTGCTCTTTAAGCTGAACAAGTGGGTCAGGAGCGCCAGCACCAGACATCTCGCCAGACAAGTCTTTAACCTGTTGCAAGCCTTCCGCAACAAACTGAGCAGTCAACTGTTCAATTTCCAACATCTGTGTAGCATCCGCCGGATCGCCGCCATTCTCATTTACCTGTTGTAGGTAAACAACCGCAGCCTGTTCCCTAGCCGCTTGCTGAACGTGCTGCATGATGTGCTTTTGTATAGCAACCGCCACCGGGGGCATGCCGCCAACGATAGGACTTGTGCCAAAAATCAAGTGAGCCTGAATGTGTGACTGATGGTTCTGACCCTCAAAGGCTCGTAACGGCAACATGTCCAAAGAATTGATGTTCTCTTGTGCCGGATCAAGCGGTTTAGGCTCCTCTATCGGTACAGACTTCATCAAACGATCCACATCCGTAACGCCCAGCGCTTCATACATATCACGAAAAGCTTCGTGCATATTATGTATTTCAGGTGCCTTGGTCGCTAATTCCAGCTTAGTTTGCGCCAGCGTGATCCGTTGTGCCTGACTAAAGGCGTTAGGATTACTAACCGGTATAACGTCAATCTTGTCGTCAAAATCTTCCGCCATAATAGTCGAGTCCGCACCCGCAACCGAATACGGATATTCCTGCGGTAAACTCTCAGACATAACACGAGCAAGTATCTTGAACTCCAAACGCATCGCATAGTGCAAGCGCTTATGCACAGCACTCATGACCCGCGAGCCCTGTTCCATCATTGCCATCGTAGTTCCGACAGGCGCGTTCTGATTACCGTCGCCAACCTTCAAGTTGGTGATAGTAGCAAACCGCTGGCCCGCTTCGACAACAAAACCAAGCAACTGAAACAACGTCTGGTCCGGACCCTTAAAAGGTAGCGGCATAAGACTATCTCGGATAGCCCCACCCGGAGCATCCACGTCGCGGAACTCACCGGGCTGCAACGGTTCATCGTCGTCCCTGATCCGTAGTCCGCGGGCTTTGAAACCCGCAGGGAGGTTGGACAACGTTCCGGCGTCGATCAACTGACGCAGTGCCGCCGTGGCGGTTCGTGACAAACCGCCAATCGTATGGATGAGTCCTAAACCATAAAAACCAAAACCCGGTAAAAACTTATAGTGCGTAAAATACTGGATTTTCTTTTTCTTAGGATCATCCTCTTTGTAATTCCTACGAATACACAAGATTTCTCCGTTATCCATGGAAAGAGTTACTATATACGGTATTTTAATGCCTGTTGGCTCGTCGTCGCTATCAACTTCCTCATAACCCTCAAGGTCTAAGTCAACGTGACACTCCAAAATAGTGCAATCATAGTCAATCTGACTAGGTTCAACGCCGTCAATGCGGTTTATTTCGCTACCAACACCAGTGATTTCGCGCTGGGCAGGGATAACATCCACGTCCAAATACATGCCCATCACTTGACGCTTGCGCAAATCGTTCAAAGACATGCGAACAACCTGAGTAACGTTAGGGCAAGTGTCGAGGTCCGTGGTCTCATACGGAACAACCAAGTTCTCCGCAGGCACAAACTTGGAAACCGCACGATCTAACGTCTCATCAAAGTAAGTTTTCTTAAAAGTAGACCCCGCCAGCGGTAAATAGAACAACATTTGATCCATATCAGGCGTGTAATCTTCCATCACATTAGTGATGTAGTAATTCATAAACTGACGAACGCGCTGACCCTGTGCCGCCTTGGCCCGAGTTTCCTTGCCCAACACAACAGTGCGGACAGGACCCGATGACGGTAGAAGCTCGTTAAACGCCTGCGCTTGGAATTGGGTGGCTGCTTCAGCTAATAACGGGTGAGTGACCCCTGTGGCCCCTCTGAAGGGCTGTGTGCGCTCCTCATAGTTAAAGCCTAGCAAATCTAAACCGTTTGCATACGCATCTTCCCACTCTTGGC